TAAACCTGTAGAACCAACAGCAGAACCTGCTTGATTAGTAAACCTAGATGTTATACTGAGAGGTGTTTTCTTATTACCTGATGAATCTAGTTCTGAGTGTGCATCATAAGCAACAAGTTCTTCAAACTCATCAATAAATTTATTAAGTATCTGTTGTGTAGGCACTAATATAAAACGTTTTTGTTCATTGATATAAGTCTCATGCTCATAGTTTGACACAGGATAAATTGAATCTACTTCACTTAATGTAGTTCCGTCTGGAAGAGTAGTTCTCCAAGTAGAATTGACTTGTAATCCTGCCTTTATAAAAACAACATCATTATATAATACTTCATTAGTTTCATAGTGATGAACACTATCTGGATCACTATAATTAGTATTCACATAATTTTGTAATTCTGTTTCTGTCTTTGGCCACTGCTCATACACATCTGTTATGTTATTGGTTATCAATACAACCCAATCTAAAAATGGATCATTGAAAAGTGTATCAGCAACGTCAGATGGTTTGGCACTAGGTGGAATCGGAACTCTCTCAAATAATGTTGTGTATCTATCTAGATCTTCTCTAGGTGTAATCCTTCTAAAGATATTTTTAACTAATTGATATTTGTATGACTCATCTTGGTTGACACCTTTGCCAACGTAAACATTAGGTAGAAAATCGAAATATGCCATGTTAGAAACCTGCTATGATGTCTTTTTGATTTAGAAGTTTAACTTCTGTGAACTGTATGTTCAAACTAATTGCTGGTACTTGAATCATTGAACCGTTTACAGTTTTGAATGATGTATATTGATTATCGGGGGTATAGTTAATATTAATTCCAGAACAAACACAAGCTTGCATTTTATAATGTAATCTTTGAGTCAAAGAAGAATCTGGATCTAAACCATTACTTGTATCTAGGAGCATATCAGGATCCATACGAACATAATCTAAGTCATAGTGATCAGGTATTTCAAAGAATCTTCCTGTAGAATCTCCATTAATAATATCCGCAAGATCATCATTAGCTCCTTGTGTAAATTTGTTTGGGTCTGCAAGGCTGTTACCATCCTCTTGAGATACATCACCTGCTCCCAACCGTTTAAATAATTCAATGTCTCCTCCATCACTCGTAAGTTTGGGGTGAGAACCTACTTTTAGATATTGAAGTATATTTCTAATCTCTCTTGCTTCTCTATAGTTTCTTGCCAGCATTTTAAAACTGAAGCTATGGTTTCTAAAGTTCATTTGACTAAAGAGTTGTTCAGTATATGGGTTGAAAACTTTTCCTGTACTTAAACCCTGTAAAGCATTTGCATCTATGTTACCTTGAACACCAAAGAATCCAGATATAGCATTAGCACCTTGAGAAAGAGCACTTGCCATAAACTCTGGTCTAATTGCACTTGCTGCATTTCTAACAGCCATAGCTAAATCATCTGAATTTGCTCCAGAATTTAGTGCGTCAAGAGCAGCTACTCCACCAACACCTAAATTAACCTGACGATATACTGGTTGATACTGAGCATTAATTCCTCCTGGTATTGATATGTAAACAGTGGATCTATGTTGAGTCTTTACTGCGTTTGAATTGGGAATATAATCATTATTTGCTCCATAATATTTTCCATCTTTATAAGTTGTTCTTTGACGACGAATCTTTAAATAATCAGTCATTCCAGTAGCACCCGTGGCATCATCTCCTAGGAAGTTCTCCCTAGAAGATACAGGAGACTTGAAAGGATACCTCATGGTGAGATTATAAAGACTGTTGTCTGAAAATGTTGACAAGGGTAAAGTGCCTAAATATTATGGGATCTTTATGTATTTATGCGATATCAAGGGAAATATCGACCTAACTTTCCAAGAAAGTACAAAGGTGACGCATCCAACGTCGTTTATAGGTCATCTTGGGAATATAAATTCATGAAATGGTGTGATTATACCCCTTCTATAGAAGAGTGGGGTAGTGAAGAGATCATAATCCCTTATGTTTCTCCTGTTGATGGTAGAAGACATAGATACTTTCCAGATTTTTACGTTAAAATCCAGAACAGGAAGTATTTAGTTGAGGTTAAACCTTTAAAACAAACAAAGGAACCTAAAACACAAAAAAGGATCACGAAACGTTATGTTAATGAGGTTGTTACATGGAGTGTCAACCAAGCAAAGTGGAAAGCAGCAACCGAGTTCTGCAAAGACAACAACTGGGAATTTAAACTAATCACAGAGAAGGAGTTGAAAATCTAATGATTTTAGGACCATTATTTGCAGGCGTTCTAGGTGCAGTTAATACAATAACAACAGGAAGTAATCCTGGTGGTGGTAGTGGACTTCAAAACAAGGAAGAAGCTGCATATCCTTCTTACCAAGAATTTCTTGCGTTTAGTAAGCAGTATGATCAATCACCGAGTTTAGGTAACTTATTTTCGGTTCATTTTGCAGCACCAAGAATTTTACAAAACAATCTCACTATACAGGGAGGAAGTAAAACTACGAGATTGGATCCTGGTGTAGGTAACATGAGAAATTTATTAAATTTATATTGTCAATCAGTTAACCTACCTAGTAAACAAGTAACAACTGGAGCAGTTCAAAACGTTGGTACTGCTGTTAAATATGCAACTTCTGCAGCATATAGTCAGTTGAATATGACCTTCATCATGCCTAAATCTCAACAGACTCGTATATTCTTTGAGAGATGGGTATCTAGAATGGCTCCTGATGCAAATCAATATACAGAATTTTATGATAATTATATTTGTCCTTCCTTGAGAATTTACAAATGGGAGAGAGGTGGAGGTGAATATGTTAATACAGATGCAAAGATGCTAGGTTTTATCAATAAAAACACAGGAGATCCAATATATAATTTTAAAAAACATAAAGTGACAGCGATGTATGAGATTCGTAATTTATTTCCATATAATATAGGGTCTATTCAATTAAACAATGACACTTCAAGAGTAACTACTCTGACTGTTGGATTTTTATATGAAAGATACCGTGTTGCTGTTGAAGATGACTTCACTGATGATGGAAGATACAAACACAGAGTAAATACTTCACAGAGTGCTGAGTTCTTACCTCAGTTGGTTAACAATTCAGTAGGAGACTTCTAAAACGAAATTCAACTTTTATTTCCCAGAAAACCGCAAAAAAAAGTCCGACAAAAAAATGACCCCTAGGGTTTTTGGCTAAATAAAGTTACTGAATTGAATAATAATTTCATGGCATTACCAAAACTGAATGTACCCAAGTACAAAATTAAGTTGCCTTCTGATGGAAGGACTGTAAATTACAGACCTTTCTTGGTAAAAGAAGAGAAACTTCTACTACTAGCAACTGAATCTGGAGAACAGTCAGAACTAATTACAGCAGTCACAGACATTATTACAGCATGTACTGATATTAAAGATGTTGATAAACTACCAACATTTGATATAGAATACGTTTTTCTACAGATTAGAACTAAATCTGTTGGTGAAACTATTAAACTATCAGTAATTTGCCCTGATGATGGAGAAACTCCTGTCGAAGTCGAAATTCCTTTGGATCAAATCAAAGTCTCTAAAACTAGAGGACATAAGAAGGATATGAAGATTTCTGATGAAGTGACTATTACTATGGGATATCCAAAACTGGATACTTTTATCCAAATGAACTTTACTGGTGAGGAAGCTGGTATGGATCAGGTTTTTGATATGGCAGCAACTTGTCTCGAAACAATCTCTGATACTGAACAAGTATATGATTGTGCAGATACACCTAAAAAAGAGATTCTTGAATTTTTTGATTCAATGGACACTAAACAGTTCACTATGATTCAAAAGTTTTTTGAAACTATGCCTAAACTGTCTCATACCGTTACAGTTACTAATCCTAATACAAGTGTTGAAAGTGAAGTAGTTCTGGAAGGATTAGCGTCTTTTTTCGCATAGCACTCCTTCATCAAGACCTAAAAGGCTATTATGAAAGCAATTTTGCTTTAATTCATCATCATAAATGGGATATGCAATATATTGACAATCTCATGCCTTGGGAAAAGGAGTTGTATGTCAACATGTTGGTCAATTTCCTAAAAGAGGAAGAAAAACGAATGAAGGAGCAACAAGCACAATAGTAAATGGCTAAGTTACAAGTCTACAAGTTTGTTAATCCTGGTGCAGGTAAATCAACTGCTCCAGAAATTGCTGCAGCCAGACAATCGTTGCTTTCTTCAAATAGATTAGGAATAGCTATAACTGGTATAGGTACTCAGGTTGTAGATATAAACAAAATTACAAATTTAAGAGTAAAGGCAGCTGATAGAGCTGAAATAGCAGAAAGAAGGGAAAAAAGAAGACAAATGGATATGGAGGCAGAGAACCTCCAAGAAAGAATTGCAGGAAAGAAGAATTTATCAGAATATTTTAAAAAGAAAAGTAAAATAAAATATAAACCAAAGGACTTTGGAAGTTTCCTTAAGGGCACATTTGGATGGCTTGGCAAAGCATTACAACCATTTGTTGATCTTTTTATAAAGATTGGTGCTCTTGCATTAATGAATGATCTGCTTAAATGGGCAGAAGATGAGAAAAATATAGAAGCATTATCTACATTTTTAGAAAAAACCTCTTTTGTATTTGAAAAAATATATGGTTTTGGTAAGTGGATTATCGGAGATAATCTTCTGGGAGGTATGGATCAACTATTTGGTAGTGAATCTTCTTTCCTTGGAAGAGTAGAGGGTCTTGGTAAAATGATGGTAGGTATCATTGGGTTGAAATACCTGATGAATCCATTCAGCATTATTACTGATATCATATTATTAGCAAATATTATCAGTGGTGCTGGTGTTCTTAGTAGAGCAAAGGGATGTTTACCCAAGGGTTTTACTAAGAAAATCAATCCTAAGAATAAAGGTCTATTTAATAGAGGTAGAAAGGTACCAACTACCAGTGGTGGAGCATCAACAGGTCCTTTGAGAAGCGTTCGTGAGTTTTTCAATAAATTAAAACCCAAAACACCTATCTCAGGATCAGGTTCAAAACCAAGTCTTGTTAAACAAATTACTAATGCATTTAAAAAGAAACCTACTGTAAGTGGTGGTGTTAAACCATCTGGTAATTTCTTTACTAATCTTCTTAAGAAAAAACCTAATGTAACTGGTGGTATTAAACCATCAGTGACCTCAGGAATAGCTAAAAATATCAAAAATGTAAAACCTGGTCCTGGTCTTCTTGCTCTACCTGTTACTATGGCTGCAGAGTGGAGTCTTAATAAAATTACTGATACGCTTATCTTCGATCCCCTAAAGAGATCGCAAGAAAAGAAGATGCAGGAGGGGGTTCAAGAGAGATTTTTAAGAGAAGGTAGTGAGGCAACAGTCAAACACTATGAAGATGAGTTAGCTAAGGAGAATAGTAAAAAAGGTTTAAATTGGTGGCAAAATACACTGACATTAGGATTTGGTAATATTTTTGTAGGTCCTGATAAACCTAAAGTTGAAAAATTAACAGCAGCACTTGATTATTCAAAGAAACTTACTGAAACACCTCAAAAATTACCCGAAATAAATTATAAGAAACCAGAAACCAAGAAAAAAGGTTTATTTGGTTTAGGGTTCTTTGGTCTTGAGCACGGTGGTGAATTACCTCAGTTATTCATAGGTGGTTTGGTTAAAAGTATTGGAAGAGCAGTTAGCGGTGTTGTTAACACTGTATCAAATGTAGTTAGTGGTGTTGTTAATACAGCTGTTAAGGTTGTTAGTAATCCTATAGTAAATACAGCGTTATCATTTATTCCTGGCGTTGGTCCTATAGTTCAAGCAATAAACGCTGTTACTGCCTTATCTCAAGGAAATATTATGGGTGCTATTACCAGTGGTATTGGTGCTGTAGGTAATTTTGCTGCGATTGGTTCTACTGCAAGATCAGTAGTTGACACTCCAAACTGGTTGATGAACTTGCGTATGAGTAAGTTTGGTCGAGGTATTTCTAATCTTTATACTAAGGGTGCCAATCTCTTTGGGAGACTGAGTGGAACTTTTTCTAATTTGTATAATAATGTTACTAGCAGTAAAATGGGTAGAATTGGTATGCAACTCTTAGGTGGTAATATGGGTGGTGCTATTGGTGAAGTCGTTGGTATGATGCCAGGTTTATCAGGTGGTATTGAGAATTTTGGTAACTGGTTAGAGAAGAATCAATTACAAGGTATTTTAGGAGCAGTACCTGGTGTTCAAGGTCTTTTAAAGAATGTTCCTAATATTATGAATATACCTGGCATGGCTAAGATTCTTGGTGCAGAAGGATATCAGTTCTCTGCTATGAATGCCATAGGATCTGTAGCAGATAGAGCAGGTATGAAAGGTATATACAATGCTATACTTGCTGGTCATCAATCTGGTGATGTAACGCAAGGATTGAGAGAGTTAGCACCTGAGTTAGGAGTCGATCCTAGAATCTTAGGTGTATTGGATAAGGGTAGATCATTACTTCGTAATAATAAGTTCAACGCTGAATATGCTATGCAAACTGCTATAGAATTCTTACCAGTTCCTTTAATTGTTGAGAAGTTAATTGCTGCACCTACTCCAGTTCCTATAAATAGCGGTGATACTTATCTTGTTGCACCATCTTCTACACAATCGAGGTGATAAATGGCATTAAATAAAACAGGTGCCAAAATTAATTTTTACAAGTTCGTAGATCCCGATGGTGGTCAAACACGAGGTGGAGCTGCGACTCGTAGTTCGAGGAAGAATGTACAGTTAACTAAAACTATTAAATTGCAGACAACTGCAACTAATAGATTAGGATCAACAGTAAATTCTTTAGGTGCAGTTGTAAAAGATATCAGAACATCACAGTTATCTTTATTAGAAGCAGAAAGACAAAGAGCAAAACAAACATTTAAACCAGTTTTCCAAAAACCCGAAAAAATAAAGAAATTTAAAGGTTTTGATTCACTCTTCAAAGGAAAGCTTCCTAGTTTCATGGAATCTTTGATGAATCTAATTGGGTCATTCCTAAAATTTGCTATACTTCTTCCAGCTCTTAAATGGCTTTCTAATCCAGAAAATCAAGATAAGGTAGTATCAATTATAGAAACTCTTGGAAAGGTTTTTAAATTTATAGCTGGATGGTCAAAATTTGCCATTAATAATACTATTAATGGATTGTATGATTTATTATCAGATGAATCTACCCTTAGAGAAAGAATCGGAGGTCTCTTCACCGCATTAAAGGGGTTGGGTGCAGCTTGGTTAGGAATTGGTTTACTCACCAATCCTTTAGGAATGGTTAATACATTCAAAAATGTGCTAATATTCTTCAATAGAGGATTAATGACTGCTGCAGCAAAACTTGCAGCTCATCCGTTAATTGCTATTGCTGGTGGGGTAGCTCTTTTCACTGCAGGTAAATACATACCTAAAGTTTTACCTGGATCTGTTGATGCAAACGAAAGAGCAATAGAAGAAGGGATAGGAGAAGTAGATGACCAAGGGGTAACTCAAACTAAAGAACAAAGAATAGCAGATCTTCGACAACAAAAAGAGGATCTAAACTTCTTTGATAAATTATTTGGAAAAGGAAGCGAAATTGATGAATTAATTCATTATTTAGAAACAGGTCAAACAAAAAGTTATGGATTTGCAAAAGGAGGCTATTTAAATGGGTATGCTAAAGGTGGTTGGATTTCTGGTCCTCAGTCAGGGTATCCTGTATCTCTAGATGGTTCTAAACCCGATTTTATTGGACATGGAACTGAGTACGTTGCGACAAAATCTGATGGTAGTGCATTTGTAGTTCCATTTGATACACCCGCAACTAAACAAATGCCTGGTCTATTATCTTCAAGACTAGCAGAAGCATCATCAATGGGTTTCATGTCTGGTGGTGGTGTTCTTGATGGTTTTGCCAAGAAAATGGTCAAAGAAAATGAAGGACTAAGACTAAACAAATACATTGATTCAGAAGGTCATCCTACTATTGGTTATGGACATCTGGTTACACCAGGATCTAAGATGCCTGACACTATCAGTAAAGCATACGCTAATCAGTTATTTGAAAAGGATTATATACATCATAAGCGGGCTGCTCAAAATATACCTGGTTATGACAAAATGTCATTGCAGCAAAAAGCAGCAATGATTGATCTTACATTTAATATGGGTCCTCAGTGGTATCAAGACTTCCCAATGATGATGGCTGCTATTCAAAAAGGTGATTATAAAACTGCTGGTGCGGAATTAAAAAATAGTCTTTACTATACTCAAGTTGGTCGTCGTGGTCCTGTTACAGTTGCTTTAATTCAAAACAAAGGTCTTGTTGGTGTAGGAGAGTATCTACTTAATAAAGGAATTACTATTCCTAAAGATCCAGAATCTAAAAAAGCTGGATTATTTGGTGGTGTATTTAATATGCTGTTAGGTGCTCAACCTGCAGGTGCTTCTGAAATGTCTAGTGTATTAGACGTTGAAGAGGGAAAGAGAGATAAAAAGACAGCTATAGCTTCAAATCTTGGATCTCTTTCTGTTATTCCTTCTGGTCATCCAGAAACAGGAACAGGATGGGGTATCAAAGGAGTTACTGATGCTCATGGTCGTCCTGTAGTTTTATCACAACCTGCAGCGTCTGCATTTATGCAGATGATGATGGACTCTAAAGGTCAAGTTAGTGCAACAGATGTAGCAAGTAGTGGTAGAAGTATTAAACACAATTCAAAAGTTGGTGGACATGAGAATTCTGTACACTTATATGGTGAAGGACTCGATCTATCTGGATCTTCTCATCAATGGATGAGAGCAAATGGTGCTCGCTATGGATGGAAATATGGATATGCACTAGGTCCTAATGGTGGTCACTATGATTATGTTGGAAAGGGTTCTGGTAAAACACCTATTCTTTCTCCTTTTGGTGGTAAATCATTCCCAATGTCTAGGTCTACAAAGACAGATACTGGTGGTGGAGGTCGTCCTATGGTTGGAATGGATGGTGCTGGTTTTGCCAACTTCCTTAAAAATATGAATTTAAATGAAACTTTAGGAGAAGCATTTGGTGGTGGTAATGTTGGTGGTAGTGGTGGAGCTGCAGATATTCTAGGTAACCTAGGTATGATGGGTGGATCAGCAACACCTGCTAATAACTCTATGTTTAAGAGTGGTAAAACAAAAAGAAATGCCTCTACTTATGAAGAGCAAGCAAGGATCCGTAGAGTCACAGAGCAACGTAATGCAGCAAGGAGAGAAATTAACAATAGAACCACTGAGATTGTACAGATGGCATTGTCTGCTGTAGAATCATCTAATGGAAATAATCGTCTCTTTATCCAAAAAGCAGAAGCAGGTATACGTTCTTTACTAGGTGCACAAGCAGGTGGTGGATCATTTGCAAACGTTGGTGGAACAACAGGAACAGTTCTAAGAACTGCGGTTGCTGTTCTTAATTCATTTAACAATCCTTTGAGAGGTATCTTCAGTTGAGCAAAGTCATACAAGATAGAGTAGGTTCTATATCAAGATCAAATACTGGTGAAGTTGATTTTAAATTGTTCATGTACAAGAATCGTAAGAAAAAATCAACTAAACAGGGTGATGCAGATTTATCTTCATTCGTAAGAGGATTTGAAGTCTATGAAAGTATTTCTACCACTTGCATGGAAATGAGATTGGTACTTGAAGATTCTGCTGGTATATTACAATCTCTTACAGGATCTGAAGAATTTGCATTACAACTTAAAACTAGCATTGTTGATAGAACTTATTTCTTTAGATCATATCAAATTGATGCAAGAGTCAGAACTAATCAAAGTAATGAAGTTTTTATTGTTGAGTGTGTTTCTGATGAATATACTAGAAATGAAGTATTGAATGTATTTGGTAATTCTGAGACTATATTTAGTAATAAAACTGAAGCTACTGAAATCATTAAAACTTTAATGGGTAAAAAATATATCAATTCTGCTAAAAAACTATACTTAGAAAAAACTTTAAATAAACAAACTTTTATATCTCCTAATTGGAGACCTTTTGATTTAATTTATTGGATGTCACAACGAAGTATTCGTAAGTCTGGTAAAGGTAAACAATTACAAAATGGTTTTGCCTTTTTTGAAAATGCATTAGGATTTCATTATAAGTCTATAGACAGTATGATCAATCTTGCTAATAAGCAAAAAACTAAACCTACTAATCCAAATACTGAAATGGGTGATGTAAAAATGTATACTTACACTTATACACCTAAAGCATTTACTAATCCATCTGAAGCTCAGTTTAGTATTACTGGCGTATCATTTCCTAAAGAGAGAAACTTTTTAATGGGACTAAGACATGGTAATTTTGCAGGATATAGCGTAGGATTCGATCCCACATTTATTACTAGGTCTAGATTTGGAAGTAGCACTGACTTGTCTGCAGATTCTTACAAATATAAAATTAAAGATTTATGGGGTAAGATGGAGCATATGAGTGGTAGTGGAGCAAAAAATCCTAATCAACTTCTTGATGAAGAAATTAGAGAATATGTTAATACTCCTAAACGTGTTAGATATGAAATGATTCCAAATCAAATATTTGATCCTAAATTTAAAAATAATCCTCAAAGAAATTATGAACAAATAGTAGAACTCCAAGCATATCAATGGATGCGTATAGATTCCTTAAAGAATGTTCAACTTGTTGTAAACATTCCTGGTAATTTAGATTTGTATGCTGGTTGCGGAGTTAATATTATTATTCCCTCAAATACAAAGGGTGCTGGTGGCACAAAAGTTGACAAAAAGTATAGTGGACGTTATATTATAGGAGCAGTCTCGCATAAAACTTCAGGATCATCTCTAGTAACAGAGTTAAATCTCCTGAAAGACAGTATGCAAGTATAAATAGTTCTGTATCAACGAGGTACTAAAATGAAAAGTATAGAAGACCATATCGAAGCAGATAAGGCAATCATAGATGATCCATTAGCAAATCCTGCAGCACGCAGACATGCTAAAGTAGAACTACATGATCTAGTGGATTACGCAGAACATCATAAGAAAGAGATTGAAGCAGGAGATCATCATGATCCTAATGCACTTGAACTATGGTGTGACCAGAATCCAGAAGAGCCAGAATGCTTAGTGTATGACGATTGACTTTAGTGATGCACTTTTAGGTCATTGGACAAATAGATACCAAGCACAATCTAATCCTTTAGGATTTGCCTCTGTAGAATTAGAATGGGGTATAGACTATAGTGATGTAGATCAAACTTGGTATACTTCAAAAAATTATTACAGAAAAGAGGGTCCCAACAAACCTTATCGTAGTGGGAGACATAAAATGTCTCTTATAAGGGAGGACTCTTTTTTAATGGAAAATTATAGTGAAGATGGAACTAAAAGACAAGGATGCGACATGCTATTTGTCGAATATGACAATAGATGGGAAGGTAGATTATTTGCAGAAGGGCAATGTGTCATGGGTGGTGCTGTAGTTAGTTCTCAAATAATACTATTTGGAGATGAGTTACATAGTGCAGATCAAGGACGAGACAAGGAAGGTAACCTAGTTTGGGGTAGTGACCATTTTTACAAGTTCACTAGACTTGCTAAATACTAAGAAACATCGTGTGAAGAATGGCAGCGACTATTGATGGTATTATTAATGAACCCACGGTCAATTTCGTAGGTAAAGACGGGTTTTTCTGGTGGGTTGGTGAAGTAGAAGACAACGAAGATCCTATGGAACTTGGTCGAGTAAAGACTAGGATTCTGGGATACTATACTAATGTACAGGGAGGAACGACGGCTGATCTTCCTACTGACAAACTACCTTGGGCAACAGTATTACAACATACATCACAACCAGGTAATGATGGACAAGGTGAGAGTTCTGGACAACTTCAACCTGGTGCTATTGTTATGGGTTTCTTCATGGATGGAGAAAATGCACAGATGCCTATAGTTATTGGTGTCTTGCGTGTAACTAAATCTTCTGATACCAGAACTAAACAACAGTTTGCTTTTACAGGTGAGAAGTTTGAAGATGGTGTTGGTGTTAACCATGCTGCTAAACATCCTACAAACGTAAATGATTCACTAGCAACATCACAAGGTGAAGGATATTTACGTCAAGGTGATGCTAACACAGTTGCGTTGCCAGGTATGAAGACTACAAGTCCTGGCGGTAATGGTTCTCCTGATAATATCGGTAACGCTGTTGGTATGTCAGGTGGTACTTTTAATCCAGTCAAACCAAAAGATCCTACTTCACCAATTCCTACAGCAAATGGTGTTAAAGGACCGTTTGGTTCATTAGAATATAAGTTATCTTACCTTATAGAAGATATTTCAGAAACAGCAGCTTCTCTAATAAAAACTGAAAAGGATGGTGAGTTTATTGACATGGTTACAGGTAAACTTGTAACTGCCAAGCAACTTACAGCAAAATTACAAAACTTCTTAGGTGCTATATTCACACAGGTAATTGGTGCTATCAGACAATCACTAGCAAATCTAGCAGAACAATTAGATGTTGTAAGTTTATTAGCAGGTGCTACTGGTATTCCATTTGTTGTTTTCTCTACAATTCAAACAGCAGTCACACAGATTCTAAGTCAGTTATGTGTTATTGATAGTCAATTACTGGGTTATATTGCTAATCCTGTTGCATCAGTAACAAATATTTTAAATGATTTTTTAAATGGTCTCATTGATAAAGCATCAATGGTCTTACAGAGTGTTCAAAAGGTAATTGATGATATTATTTGTAATGTTCAATCTATTCTTAACAAGGCATCAGGAATTGTTAGTAGTGTAAAAACTATTGTAGATGGTATTGGTAAAGCAAAAGAAATTATCGATGCTTGGGAAAAAGGAACAGCAATTTTTGAAGCAGGCACTGACTTGTTTACAAAAGGAATCACATCAATAACTGGATTGATGGCATTATTCATCAAATTTACTGCGGGTAATTGTAATAGACCTGTTGATGGTGGTAAAGATACTGTTGGTTGGTATCCTTTATTTGGTGTCACACATTGTACTGAAAGTGAATTAGCAAGTATTAATAAAATTAGAGGACGTAGTGTAGGTAAATGTGGTGATAACGATCAAGGTGGTCTGATTGATAATATATTCAATAAAGCAGATCCATACATTCAGACTGCTACCACATATATCAATGGTGCATATGATTTATATGTTGGAACACCTGGTAGAGAAGGAACTCAAAGAAAGAATGAAAACGGAACTACACATACATCAATAAAACTTAACAATAAAGAACATGCTAAGTGGAAATGGTTACAGGAAAAAAGGAAACAAAATCCAGATTTATCTGATGAACAGTTAGAAACTCAATACACAGAGTATCTTAAAAAACAAACTGGTGGTAATAATGATGATGCAGTTTTAGTTGCAGATCACTCTTCTTTTGCAGGTAACTATACAAAGGAAGTTCATGGTGACGATTGCTCACAGATTGATGGTGATTATGTTCGTACTATTGATGGCGACTATTTCTTAAAAGTTACTGGTGATTGTCATATTGAAGTTGGTGGTGCTTTCTTAATGGATGCAGAAGGATCTCCTAAGGTCGTTGATAAAAATGGTAATAGTAAGAATAGTAGAGTTCAAAAACATACTATTAAGTTTGGATCTGATATTGATATGAGTGTTGTTGGTGCTAAGTTTGAATTACAAGGTGCTGAGTGTAATCTAGCATCTACATCAACTAAAATTACTGGTAGTATTTTTGAGAACTCTTCATCACAACAAACATGTAGTGCTGCAGAAATGATTCTTTCAGCAGATAATGCTATTACCATTGCTACAACTACATTATTTGAAACTATTAACTTCCCTCCTTCACCTATTCCAAAGATTAAAGCAGGTATTATCAGAAAGATCGGTGGTTCTTGTGAAACTGTTATGACACCTGCGGGATCTGCCAGTGATGCTATACCCAGATATATCGTTGCTAACCCTGCAGGTCCGATATCTGTTACCTCTGGTGCTACTGGATATAATAATAATGTTCTTACAGGTCTGTTTAACGTAAACGTTGCTGCAGGTGCTATTTCAATGAATTCTTCCACTGCTACTTCTATCACAGCAGGTGCTGCAATGAATCTTACAGCAGGTGCAGTTATGAAACTGACAGCAGCAAGCATATTCTTGAATTGATCCTTGACAGTTGACCTCGGATACACTATAATAAATTTGTCAGAGAAATACTGGCTGCGGTTATGCCCTTTGGTAGGTTCAGCATAAGCGGCTATAGGAATCTACCTTAAATGATTATGAAACTTATGGACACACAAGTTGAACATGTATTCATTGATTTCTCTCGTAGGTCTGTAAAGATCCTAGATAATGAAGGATATGACAACATTATTGATTGGCAATGGACTAAAGCAGGTGCTGAAGGATTTGCAGAAACTGTATCTCAGATTGTCAATGATTTTGATTCCGATTTAGTCACTTACTGTTTTGCCGAGCAATGAATCCACCTATCAATGTCACAGAAGAAGAAGCGTCTCAGCACTTAGAGTTTTTAATTACTATGTGTGAACGTAATAGAACTGTCTGGAGAATTGAACGTGAAGATGGTAGAGCAGTGTTATTGGCACCAATAGCTCAATCAGGTCCTCCTATATCAGAGGATGTGATTGATCAGGTTGAAGAATTCAAACAACAATTTATGAAAAACAACAATGAATAACATTGGATTAGAAGTAGTCTTCTGGACTGTACTATCAATTTACCTCCTTGCAAAAGTTGGAGTATTTAAAAAGTAAAGCTTGACATCCTGATCAAATGGTGTTATATTATAAAACGTGGGGGGAGTACAAAAGATCTCTCAGTAGAAAGAGTGCCCCCTTTTGTTAAAAGTAAGTGTTTGTTTTACGAGAAGTGTGTGGGAAGCACTTCTCTTTTTTTGTCTAAATAAAATTAAGTAATCAATTTGTTATGGCATACTTAGTGCATCCTTTGCCCCCAAGAAAAGTCTGGGTAAAGAAAGAGTACTTATACGATCTTGAAAAAGGTCACGGAGAAATTACACCAGGTCTTTGGATCTCGGTGAGAAGTATACAAGCGAAAGCATTATACTTTGAGACATTATTAACTGACTATGGTGCACTTTTCGATAAGTTACCACTCAGTGCATTTGTATGGAAAGAGGATTATGATGTAGATAATCAACTACCATTAGATGTATTAGAACTATGGGATTGCTTTGACTACAATATTACTGTAGTTGAGAAACCTATTCTAGGAAGATGTCAGTTCTTCGGTAAGGACAAACAAATGCACTCTGGAGAGTATGAATTTACTATTGATACTGCACATCCAGACTTTTCTGTTCTAGATACAAACTTCTCAGAACATGATCCAGAGCATAAGACATTTAACATTATTGCATTGGATAACGGACAGTTTGCAGCACAACCAAATAACAGATGTCAGTTCTTCGATAATAGTTTGATTGACAATGATAATATGAAAAAACCTGACTTTAAAGTATGCACACAAAACTATGCTGTTGAAACATTACCTAAATGGTGGTCAGTGGGTCACACAGATGAGTGGGCTTATAAAACTAAAGAAGAAGAAGCAGATGAATCTGTATAAATAACCCTGTAGGAAATAGTGTAATTATTCGTGGGAACTAAGAAGATTTCTCAGTTGGAAACAATTTCGGACTCTAACCTGTCTGGAGAAGCAATTCTGCCAGTGGTTGTATCCGACCCTTTGATTCCCAACAGAAAAGCAAAAGTAAATCAACTCTTTAAGGGAGTATCACAAGGTACAAAGGACGCACCTGGTTTGTGCTTCGATTTGGACAGAGACAGTGGTCTCTACCAATCAGCGTATGACCAACTCGGTATGTCATTTGGAGATGGTGGTTTGTACATGACTCGCATTGTCAATAGTTCGACAAGTGCGTCTTTATATGTTACTGCGGTAGATGACACTAGAGATAACTCTGATATTGTTTTCTCACCCAAAGGAACGGGATCTGTAAAAGTAACGGGACAATTTGTTGTAGATGACAGTTCTTTTATTCTTGAGGATTCTCAAGGACCTAAAGCAAGATTTGAAATCAGTAACATTGGAACGGGAACTAATACCAGAATTATGACATTACCTGCTATTACCTCTGGTAATGGCACAGTCTTAGTTGGTGATGATACACAACAAACACTAAGAAATAAAACTATTCTTATTGATGAGGATAATTTTGTTGTAACTGATGGTAATGAAGAAGCAATTTTCCAACTTAACTGGGCAACTTCTTTAAGCACTAGACGATCTTATTTTCTACCAGATGCAGGCACAGTAACTACAACAGCTGAACCTACAGCTACAGTATCTACTCTATTAGATACTAAGTCAGAACAAATTGCCCTATCAAAACAGTTTGTTGATGTAAAATTTGCACCTACAGCAGAAGCAAATGCTTTCTATGCACAGGTCAATACTTCGGCATTAACTGCTAATAGAACTATTACAGTTCCTGATCTAAGCGTCACACTCGTAGGTACTGATTCAACTCAGGTTTTATCTAACAAATCTATTCAAGGTTTGATTCTTGCAGATACAACTGATGCTACTAAAAAGTTTACATTTGACATGTCAAATGCTAACACAGGAACCAACAATGTTGTAGAATTCCCACCTACTAATAACCTAAATAGCTCAGGTGTTGACAATGTTATTGTTCTTGAGAGAGCAATACAATCAATGCGAGGTAAAACTCTTATTGATCCCAAGTTTGACCGAGTTGACTCAGGCGGTGGAGCAACCTTCACAGTTCAAGTAGACACTTCTAATATTACTGGTAACAGAACTGTTAAGTTTCCAGACGCAGATGCAACTTTGCTTTCTACTCAAAACGTTACGCTAGAAGATGTTAGCTTTGGTGCAGGTATTGGAGCACAGAACTTAACAGGACAGACTAGACAACAACAATTCTTTTACGCAGGATTCTAAATTAAAATGGCAGACCAAGGACTCTTAGGACAATCAAAACCTGCAGGAACTACTAACACGTTACTGTATGGTGCACCCATTACACAATCGGCAAGTGCGGTGCTAACTGTTGCCAATGATGGCACAGGAGCAGCATATGATGTTGCTATCAAAGACTATGATCAGAAAGTAACTGTTGATGGTTCGGCAAACGCATACAAATTACATAAAGGTGATATTGTAACTGGATATAGATTTGCCCTTGGAACTCCATTTCCATTATCAGCAGGTCTTACTGCAGGAGCTGCACTTACATCTACAGACGGTGAAAAGAAAGCAAAATTTGAATCATTTTATATCCCTGCATTTACATCTATCGCAGTTAAGAGTGTAGCAATAAGACAGATTACAGTTGAATCTACTACAGGAACTTTTGCTGTAGGTCAAACTGTAGTTAAAGGAAGTGGTGGTAATACAGCAACAGCAACAGTATTTGGAGTAATAGCTGGACAGGGAAGTGTAGCACTATATGTTGGTCCTACAGTCCTTGCGGGTTCTGGATCAGAGATTGTTGCAGGTGATTCACTTACTGCATCTGGTGGTGCAACTGCAACTGTATCATCTGGTGGTGTTGGAGCTGCATCAAATGATTTCACTTTCACTCCCTCTGGTGGAACTGAAAGCATGTATATTGATGACAACGTTGCAGGTAGTGGTGGACAAGATCTTTCAGTATTTGGTGACAGAGCATATAGATTTGATGTATCAGACTCCTCTATGAGTGGTCTGGTATTTGCACTATCTACAACTGTCAACGGACAGTGGGGTCCTGATGGAACTGCTGGTAACTCTGATGATGGAACTGAGTACACTACAGGTAAAACAAGTAGTGGAACTGCTGGTTCTGGTGGTGCATATATTCAGTATGACTTTAGTGCAAACTCAAGTTTACCTGCACAGTTCTATGTTTATGAAACAACAGTTGGAACTGCTGCTAACTCTGGTTATGGTGGATCAAATAGATTAATTCTTACATCTACTGCATATGCATATGATGAGATCTATATCTATGATAAAGAAGGAACATGGACAAACTCTACTGATGGATTCACATTTGGTGGAGCAACTTATACAGTAACAGGACAAACTTCTGAACCTTATGGTATTGTTAGGAGTTACAGTGGAAACACTCTATACCTTATTAAAGGACTTAATTCAGCAGATTTTGCTGGTTCGGATACCTTCCAAGATGTACCAGTAAGTAACACAGCAACTAGAACTACTGTAACTGTCAATAGTATTGATGTTGCAGCAACTGCAGTTGAGGTTGGTAACTATCTTTCAAAAGATGTATCCAATGGTAATAACGCAGTAGCGAAAATTACTTCCCTTGTTATTGGTCCTGGTGAGAGACTTATTGTTGAGAGTGCAACTCAAAACAATGTCTTCAGTCTGATTGGATTCGAGGATAATTCAACAGCTCTTACGACTCGTGTATTCGGTTCGTAATCCCAATAAATACTAAAAAGCAGATAGGTAATGTCACTAACTAGACTAAAGAATATTATTACGTCCAGAACTGGACGTATTATATACGTTAACCCTGATGATTTCGATGCATCTGATGCAATTGATAATAGGGGAAACTCTGCTTTGCGACCATTTAAAAGTTTACAAAGAGCATTCTTAGAAGTAGCAAGATTTTCATATAGAGTTGGTTTGAGTAATGACGAGTTTGATGCTTTCAGTATCATGCTTTACCCTGCTGAATATCAAGTAGATAATAGACCTGGTGATGTTTTATATACAAACGTTGCACCTATTGATGCAAACTCAAACCTAGACTTAACTTCTCCTAACAATGTTCTCTACAAATATAACTCGGTTGAGGGCGGTATTATTGTTCCAAGAGGTTGTTCACTTGTTGGAACTGACCTTAGAAGAACTAAGATTATACCTAAGTATGTTCCTTATCCTACTACATATGCTGCCAAAGGAATTAATAATGAAGCTCAAGTCCCACCAAGAACAGCGATATTTAAAGTAACTGGTGGAACATATTTCTGGCAGTTCTCATTCTTTGATGGTGCAGAAGAAGGTGTATATTTCAAACCTGATAGTACAGAAACTGTCCCACCTAAGTTCTCTCATCATAGACTAACATGTTTTGAGTTTGCTGATGGTTTAAATACTTTATCAACTCTAATCACAAATGGAACAGTTCCTAATGCAGATTACTCTGCAGTTCCTAACATTCTTGAAAGAACTGACCTAGAGATTTACTATCAAAAAGTATCTAAAGCATTCGCTACAATTCCTGATACATCTGGTGATCCTGCAACTGACCAAATACAGACAAGGGTAGAAGAAAATAGAATCGTTGGTCCGATCTCTGATGAATACAGAGTTCTACAAATTACTAGAAATGGACAGACTGCAACTGCATTCACGGTTGATGAATTTGATAACCCAAGAGATCATGGATTCTCTGTTGGTGTAAACATCAATGTATCTGGTGTCACAGGTTCAACAGGACCTCAGTCTGAAGCTGATGTAGGATTGTATAATGGTTCATTCACTGTTACATCTGCATCTGGTAACGTATTCACTTACCAAATGCCCTCAGAACCTTCGGGTAATGCTAACGGATCAAACATTTCTGTTAAAACTGAGATTGATACTGTTGACTCAGCATCACCTTATGCATTCAACCTATCACTAAGAAGTGTGTGGGGTATGAATGGTATGCACGCAAACGGTTCAAAGGCAACTGGTTTCAAATCAATGGTTGTAGCACAGTTTACTGGACTGTCACTACAAAAAGACGATAGAGCATTTGTAAGATATAACGCATCAACTGGTAGTTATGATGTAGCAACAGCAGGTGATGGTGCACACTTAGATGGATTTGCTGAGTATAGAAAGGGATGGGGACATGAGCATATCAAGTGTTCTAATGACTCATTCATACAGGCAGTTTCTGTGTTCGCTGTTGGATACTTTGGTCACTTCACTGCTGAGAGTGGTGCTGACATGTCAATTACCAACTCTAACTCTAACTTTGGTAACACAGCATTAAGAGCAGCAGGTTTTAAAGCAAAATCATTCTCAAAAGATAAGGCGGGTGCATTAACACATATCATACCACCTAAGTCACTTAATGTTATTTCTACGACTGCAACTGGAACAAGTGGTGCTAATACTATTACACTAGCAAATGACGGGTCAGTCAACGGGGTCATTCAAGGAATGACAATTTCTGGAACTAATATTGGTGTAGGAGCAACAGTCGGATCTGTAAATACAAATACAAGAGTTCTTACGCTAACTGTAAACAATACGGGAACAGTTAACGGGAACGTAATCTTTGGTGAAGAAACTTCTGTTAACTGGGTTAACATTGATATTCAAAGAACTAAGACAATCAACGCTGCACTAGCAGGTCAAGGTGGAATACCAGGCACAAGACTATACTTATATGGTTATACTGTTGAAGCATCACCACCAACAACACGAGTACAGGGTTTCACAGTCGGAGCAAGACAGGATGGAACTGGTTCAAGTGCAATAGCAGACAAATTAAATTGTTTATTGGTTGCTAATGGTGCAACTTCAGCAACAGTTCAAAGTGCAACCATCACACCTTATGGACCTAGTGTCTCTGGTGTTGCTGCTGGCACAACTGGATCACCGATCCAATACGATAGCACAACCTATACAATAGGTGGTGTTGCTAACACAGTCGGTGGGTGGTATTTGTCTGTTGTTAGTGGAACTACTAATCAAATTTATACTACATTATCAACTAATACACAGTATAATACTG